CATTGACCCGGAATTACTTAAGACGGATGCCGAATGGTTTGAATTATGGAAGGCATCTGGATACGATCAAGAGATCTTCATGCCATACTTTACCCAGCACGATAACATCACAGGGACTGGCTATCGAGAGTGTTTCAGTTCAGCGGCTGCGATGGTGGCAGCTTTTTACAATAAGGTTAAAACAGATGATGAATATAACCAGATTCGTGCCAAGTTCGGTGACACGACGTCTGTCCAAGCGCAGATCGAAGCGTTAGAAAGTTTAGGTTTGAATGTGCAGTTTCGAGACGATGGTGATGCTGACTTGGTTGAGCTAGAGGTTGAAAACGGCAGACCTGTAATGGTTGGCTGGTATCACCATGGTGACCTAAGCCTTGGGCACTCCATCGGTTGTGGCGGAATGGGCTGTGGCCATTGGAGCGTAATCAGTGGATATTACGGCAAAAACAGCGCTGATCCTGGTTGGATTATGCAAGACCCTAGAGGCGAACCAGATCTGGTTAAAGGTGGCCATAAGAATCCGCATTTGGGACGTAACGTGCGGGCGCTCCAGCGTGAATTTAAGCCGCGTTGGGAAGTAGAGGGGCCTAGGACAGGCTGGGTGATTTTGGTAGACAATGAGTGATCTCTATTGGGCATGGGCATTTATACACAGCTTCTTTACGACAGTTGTGATCACTTGCGCTCACCCCACAAATTGGGATAATTGTTTTCCTGTGCATGAATGGATGGTGCCATGGATTCATGATGTGGTTCACATGCACGAAAACGGTGCTTATCATGCGGAGAAGTGTACTTTGCAGGAATCCAATGGGCTGGGCCGACTGGATGATCGTAGAGCAGACCCTTGAAGAGGAATTATCGCTAGAGCGATCAATTCGAGATGTGCATAGCTGTAACGACAGCGAAATGCTTAAGCAGCTCTGTGAAGCACTTGTGCGGCAAAGCTGGCACCAAGGAAAACTGCTTAGCCAAGCCGTTGGTCACATTGCATCTCTTGACGTTTCGCTTGATTGAGAGATTTCCAAAAAGTAGTTGTAAAGCCAAACAGCTTGCCAGTCTTGGCGGTGACACCGCATCATTCCAGCAAACTCGACGCACCATTGCCATTCGCCGTCTTGGTAAATGCGCTTGATGGTTGGTGCGGACATAAAAAAAGACTGCCCAAGGTCATTGAGCAGCCAAGCCTTCCATGCTCTTAGAGCTTAGAAAGGAATGTCGCCGTTGTCAGCTGGCTTAGGCTTTGCGTCACTTAGGGCCATCAACAGGTAGTCATTGCCTGCTTTGCTCTCACGCGGCATCAGGTTGGCACGCAGCCGCACGCAATCCTCACCTTTTTGATTTTGAACGCGATCTGCAGTTTTGGCCCATTCAAAAAGCTTGCGAAGTTCGTCTGTAGGGACTTCCATAGAGGCCCAATAATGACCGGCTTTTTCTTTGTCTTTGTTGAAGTTGCCCCAAACTGTGAAGGCATCAGGCTTGCGATCAGGCATTAGTTCTGTTGAAAAATTGAGAGAC